CTCTGAAAAAACAATGGGAAAAAACCATGTCCTCTTTAGGACTCAACAAGAACACAGAAGTTCATGTAATAAACACGGTTTCACTCGGGGAAAACTTTAGAAGAGATTGCGATTTACTTGTCATAGATGAGATTCATTTAATGGCTGCAGATAAGTTTTCAAGAATATTCGATCGTATCCGATATTCTTGGATATTAGGACTGACAGCTACAATGGATAGATTAGATGGAAAAGAAGCTATACTTAAGAAGTATGCTCCTGTATGTGATACTATCACACAAGTTGAAGCTATCCAAAAAGGATGGATATCTGATTTTATAGAGTTTAATCTTGCTGTTCCAATAACTCGTTCTGAGATAGAGAAACAAAAAGCATTGAACAAAGAAATTAGATATTTCATGTCGAAATTTGGTGACTTTAATGTAATGCTATCATGCTTGCAAAATGTGAATGCGAAAGTCTACGCTCAAGCTAATGGTTATGAGACAAACGAAGTAGTTAAATGGGCTACTCGTGCTATCAAAGCTATCGGTGAGAGAAAGAACTTATTAGAGACTACCGAGCGTAAGATAGATATTGCTGTTGAATTAATTGAAGAATTCAATCTCAAGACTATCACGTTTTCACAAGCAACTGAGTTTGCAGATGCAGTCGCCAATAGACTTGGGAAAAGAGCAGCTTTATACCATTCATCTATGGAATCCAGAGACATTCTTATTGACCAAAGTAAGGAATATAAGACAGTTAAAGGGTTGCAAAGTAGAAAGATAAAGTTAGAGAAAACAGAAGGAGTGAGTCATGTCGAAATTGACCTGGATGCTATGACGATAAGATGGAAAAAACTGAAAAAAGTAGGTTCAAATACACTTGCAGACATGCACATGAGTCAGTTCGAACGTAATGAAATATCTGTTTTATGTTCTGCTAAGAAGTTAGACCAAGGTTTCGACGATCCTACCGTACAATTGGGAGTAGATGGTTCACGTTCTACCAATCCTACGCAACATACACAAAGGACTGGTAGAGTTGCAAGAATCATGAAGCTTCCTAATGGTAGGAATGCACCAAAAATCTATGTGAACTTATATATTCCAGATTGGAATGTTCCTAATTCACGAGATGAGAAAAAGCTTAGAGCTTGTCAGGTAAAAAATCCAGAGAAGGTAATATGGGTAAACAATGTTTCCGATTTAAAGGTTATGTTGAATGACATACTTACCAAACGTGGGCAAAGACGACTCAATTAAACTTAGTTATCAGCGTTGATAGCTTAAAAGAGATTAATTCAACAATTTTAACAGGGTACTATCATTATGTTTAGTATTAACGTACCTTTGCAGGTGCAAAAACTTGTTTTAAATGTTGTTTAAAGTAAAAGACGATCTTAGATTGTGTGCGGAGTTAAAGCTTACACCAAAGCAGTTAATGTTTGTAAAAATGTTGTACCAAAATCCGTCCATGCTTGAGAAAGATTGGAGAAGGGAGAGTTATGCAATGACACTTGAATTTCAAGATGTTTGCCCTCTTTCAGATGAGGAATTAGCTGATCTACTGGAGAGAGATATCATCATTGATTTGAACTCTCCTGGTAGTAAAGTATTCTACGATTATTTCGAAATAAATCCTAATTATCAGAATTTATTCTCGTTAAAAGTCGTACCTTGGGTCTCCGAAATTGTGGATATGTATCCACGCTTTTTCTATATGGAGGGAAGACGTTACAACGCAGTAACTGTAGGTGCTGAAGAGGTTGCAGAGTCATATATCAAAGCCATTGATAACAATCCGGAAATGCACAAAGAAGTGTATGAACTTACAAAATGGGCTATCGATAATGACTGTATTAAAATGGGTGTTGAAAAATACATCAAAACGAAGCATTGGCTCTCGATCAAGATGATGAGATCGGAATCAAAAAGAACTGTAAATGAATCCACACTCGGATAATCCAGCGTTCGGAGGAGAACCACCAAAGAAAACTAAACCGGCTGCAAGAAAGTCGGCCTTTAGTAGCCAGGGTAGCTCTCCGAAGAAGAAAGTAAAAATCCTACCGAAGTTCTCATCGAATGATGTGGTAGATAAAAACCTTAAATATGTCGATGACAGAAGAAAAGGACTAATCAAATCGTTGGCGACAAAGTTTCCCAGGCTTAATAAGAAGTTAATGGGTGGAATCGAGTTGGATACTATTACTTGTATCTCTGCATTATCAGGTGCTGGTAAATCTACCATTTCTAAATGTTTACGTGATTCTATATATGACCTCAACAAAGAGATCAAGAATAGACAATATGTATTCAACTTTGAGATGTTAGCACATCAGCAGATTGGTAGATCAGTAGTTACTAAGTCCAATAAAGCACTTAATAAACTATATTCCATAGATGAAAGTCTAACGGATAGTGAGTTTGAACAATTGAAGAGGTATTACAATGAACTAAGGAATAGAGACATCTTTTTCATAGAAACAGCGGATACAGCAGAAACTATTGCAAACTCATTGGTTTATTATTGGAAGACGGAGTGTCAACCACATGGTAAAACATTGGTGTACGAAATTGACCATGCTTTATTGACCAAAGGAGCTAACGGTCAAAATGAAAAAGAACGTATTGATGATTTGATGTATCGTTTGGTAGATGTTAAAAAATACATCTCTTCAAATGGTGGTCATTCAGTAGGTATTGTTCTCTCTCAAATGAATAGAGAGATCAGGAAGGTTGATAGAATAGCAAATAAGGAGATGCATAGGCCAGATACATCGTGTCTATTTGGTGCATCTTCTATTGAGCAATGTTGTGATTATATAGTATTCTCTCACATTCCAGCAAAGTTGGGCATCAAAGATTATGGTGTTTCTAAGTATCCAACGGTGATGCACATTGGAGATAAAAAGTATCAAATACCTTATTTCGAACTCGTAAAAAATAGATCAGGAGAACCTGACATAACCATTCCCATGTGGAATAGGTTGCACAGATTTGATTTCGAGGAAATGGATATTGAGATATTTAAAGATCTCCATGAACAACACTTAGAGTCTGGAGAATGCACATTTGTTCCCCAGCAATCATTAAACATGTAGTATGGAATTACCAACTGGTCCACGAGACGCTAAAAGAGACAACCCGAAGGAGTTAGTAATCTTCGGTAAACCCAAATGTGGGAAAACTACAATAACAGCAGACCTTACTTTGAACGGTAAGTGGTTGTTATTAGAACTTGAAGATGGTGGTGCAGACTTTACATCAGCTACTACAATGGAGGCTAAGAACCTTGTTGATATTAGCGAGATTGGTCAAGCTATCATAGCCAAGGACAGACCTTACGAGGGTGTTATTGTTGATACTGTGAGTAAATTGGAAGAACTTATCATGCCAAGAGCCGCAGCATTATACAGAGCAGCTCCAATGGGAGTTAACTGGAAAGGAACTGACGTAAGAACCTTACCAAAAGGGTCAGGATACTTGTACATGAGACAGGCATTCTTTGAGGTATTAGATTACATCAGAACATGGGCTCCAAACATCATTCTTTTAGGACATTTATCCGATAAGATGATTGACAAGAAAGGTGAAGAAGTATCTTCTAAAGAGTTAGATCTTACTGGAAAGATTTCACCATTGACTTGTGCAAGAGCCGATGCTATCGCGTACTGTTACAGAAAGGACAATAAAACAATCCTTAACTTCAACAGTAGTGAAGGTGTCATTTGTGGTGCAAGACCAGCACATTTAAGAGGGCAGGAGATTGTGATTGCCGAGTCTGATAAAGAAGGAAATATCACTTACAACTGGGATAAAGTTTATAAATAAACACCCAAAATCATTAACTTTACAAAATAGAATATTATGTTTAATTTTCAAGGATTAGCAGGACAGAAGAATATAGAAAACTTTGACGTAAAAACGTTATCTGCATCAAAAATCAAATTAAGTGCAAAAGCAATCGAAACTATCGGTTTAACTGAAGAAAAGTCAGTATTCTTAGACAGGGAGGTTACAACTAAGACTTTCTGGATTGCAGCAGTAGCTGAAGGTGGTAAGAAATTAAGTAAGCAAAACACGTTTGGACACAAAGTTCTTAACTCGGCTTTAGGAGAAGGAACAGAATGGGACATCGATGTTGCAAGTGTTCAAGAAGTTGACGGAGTTCAGTACTTCAAGTTAGTTCAAAAAGTAGATGAAACTACTACTGAAACAGTAAATGAAACTGTTACTGAAGGAACTACTACTGCTACTGAAACACTTGAAGAAGGTGGAATGGAAGAAGCTAATGATCAAGAACCTCAAACAGAAAATGCTTCTCAATTTGACGAAGTAGAAGCTGTTACAGAAGGTCAAGATCAAGTTTCTCCAGTACAAGAAGCTCCAGATTTCGCGGGATAATTAAGTAAACGAAGTAAACGAATAATAACGATTAAAACGAAAAACAATGTTTGATTTAAGTAGTGAGGATTACACAGGTGAAAATCAGTTTTCACAATTAGAAGCAGGAGTGAAGATCCCTGCAAAATTAGTAGCAGTTGCAGTTGATGATGAATCAGGAGATTTAATCTTCTCATTCAAAGGGACTGATGAAGGAGATGCTTCTAAGGGTCTTGCACCAAACAACGGTACATTTAACCATAGAGTATGGGCGAATAACTTCGACAAAACTCATGAGTTTTATGACAAAGTATGGGCGAAGAGATATATTAACCAAATCAAGCATATCTTAAAAGCTTACATGCCAATTGCTGAAGTAGAAGCAATTAAAGGTGGTGAGTGGTTAGATTTCGCTGCTGATATCTTAAACAAATTCACTGAGGACAAGTTCAAAGATGTTCCTGTATTCATTAAAGTTGTATTGGACAACAAGAACAGAACTATCTTCCCTGCTTTCCCAGATTTCATTTCATCTCAGTTAATGCCTAAAACGTTAAAGTTAGACACTCGTACTAACCCTAACACAGGTAGAGCATATGAGAGAATTGAACCAATTGAATTGGAAGATGCTACACCAGCACCATTAGGTGGTGAAGCTGCAGCTAATTCTGGAGATACTCAATTTGGAGATGCTAATGCAGCGGCTTCTGGTGCTGCAGGTACTGATGAAGCAACACCAGCATTTGTCTAATGATTGAGTTCAATCCTGATGTAGACAAGAAGTACATCTTAAAACATGTATCTGAAGAAGAAATCTACAAAAGGTATCTGAATATTGATGTTTCTATGAGGGGGAAGTTTTGTTCCCCCTTTAGAGAAGATAAGATACCAACATGTAATTTCTTTAGACATAGAGCAAGTGGAGAGATATACTTAAAGGATCATTCCGGTCACTTTGTAGGAAACTGTTTCGATGCAGTTATGTTCTTATATAGTTGTCCTTTTGGGTCGGCATTAGAGATCATTGCAAGTGATTTCGGATTGATAAAAAGTAAAGTAGATAGGAAACCGGCAGAAATTCAACACAGAGAACGTGTTAAATCAAAGATTGAGTTTAATGTGCGTAAATGGCATAAATGTGATACAGCATTTTGGACCGACAAATACGCAATTACTGCTCCGTTATTAAGCAAGTTCAATGTTTATCCAGTACAGAATGTATTTTTAGATGGAAAGATTCATTATAGTTTCCATGCAAACAATCCAGCATATGCTTATGTGTTTGGAGAGAATGAAATAAAGATATATTTCCCGAAGAAAAAGGACTTTAGGTTCTTATGTAACACTTCGGAATTACAAGGATATGATCAACTCCCTGATGAAGGTGAGGTCTTGATAATAACAAAAAGTCTTAAAGATATCATGGTTCTATACAACCTCGGATACACTGCAGTAGCTCCACAAAGTGAGTCTATGGCAATAACATTCGATGAGTATGAAGAACTATCTGAGAGATTTGATACTATATATTCATGGTATGATTTTGATTTGACTGGAATCCGTACTGCCAATAAAATGAAGAAAGATTATGGAATACGCCCAATCTTCCTCACCAATGGTAGGTTTCGATCGCGAGATTTTGGTGCCAAAGATGTATCTGACAAATTCGAACGAATCCTTCAAGGGACAAGAAAAGTTGAGGGTGTTAAACGAATCGTACAAATACTGGAACGACAACTCTTATCAAAAGAGATGGGAGGAGAGGAATCAAGCAATGGTGAGTCGACATTGGATGAAACACCTGGACGGAATGACAATGGGTCAGAAACCAAAACCTCGAAAACTCTCGACTGGAGAAAACTTGGAGAGGGAGTCCTTACTAAAGGAGATGAAAACTCTGCTCCATTTTAAAGATGTAAAAGGTGAAAAATTATATGTTGGTGATGTGGTTTACAGAATTGATTATAACCAACTATCATTAGGTGTTATTGGTAAGATATCAAAAGAAGGAAATCTTATGATAGCAACAGATTACATCAGATATGAAGGTGGCAGAAGAATGAATTACCTAAACAGAGGATGGTTGCTAAAATTCAACTCTTCTAAAATAATAAAAGTAAACCGAAGGTCACTAACAAACGAACAAGAAGAAATAGTTCAACGACTTCTAAAACACATTTAATTTCATGGCAATACAAGATATAGAAAAGAAATCCGCAGAAGGAACTGCTGGGATTGAAAGGACTATTAATACTGCTGCTACAGGTATGATTATGGATATCGTACAGGCACAACAGTATCAAAAACCAATACCTTCCACAGTAAGAGAGTTAACTGCAAATGCAGTAGATTCTCAAAGTGAGAAGGAGAAAGCAATAAAAATACTTTCAGGTGAAGCTAAACCTGAAGACTACTTCATTCAACGTGAAGGGGAACTCTACAACGACAGTAAGTGGAATCCAGATTACTATGATGTAAATCATCTCGACAAAGAAAACAATGAAATCCACCTGATTTATAAGGAAGGAGAAGGAACTGGGAGATGTGACAAGTTTATCATTAGGGATCACGGTGTCGGAATCGGCCTAAGACGATTGAAAGGAGTCCTGGAAGTTGGATTCTCAACTAAGCGAAATCGAAAAGATGCACTCGGAGCTTTTGGATTAGGTGCTAAAGTTGGACTTGCAACAGGAGCTGAATACTATAAAATGACAACTGTTCATAATGGTATTAAGTATTCTGTACAAATCTTCAATAAGAAGGTTAACTCATTAGTTGGATCATTGAACCTGGACACAGGTAAACCAAATATTCCATATGAGTTTACTAATGTAAATGGAGAAGTAGTAGGCGTTATCTACGGTGAAGCAACAGATGAGAAGAACTATACTCAAATTGAAGTTCCTTGTTTGAAACACCATAAATCTGAGTTTGAAAATGCAGTTAAGACACAACTGTTATTCTTTAACAATGTAACATTTACAATTGAGTATAACGATGGCACAAGTAGTGAGGTTGACTTTAAAGCAGATATACTGCATAATAGCTCAAACCTTATCATAGCCAAGGACACACCTTACGCAAAACCGTTTATTGTTATAGTTAATGGAGATAACACAGTTGGTGTATGCTACGGTCACATTGACTTTAAGGAAATGGAGCTGCAGGATATGACTGGAGCCGTAGGAATCAAGTGTCAAATCAGACAAACTTATGATGATGACAAAACTGGAGAAGAGATTGTTGTTAATGAAGGGGTTGATGTAATTGCATCGAGAGAAGCGATTCGATGGACCCCGGCTACAAGAGAGTTCCTCGTTCAAAAGTTCGAAGACGCTCAGATTGAAGCAACCGAACTTGTCCAGGAGAAACTTAAAGAAAGTGATTTCATTAAGTGGTTAGCCGAATGCAAGAATATCACATCATTAACTGGTCGTGATACTGCAATTGGTAGATTATCTAAGATTGTTGAGTTGAAGAACTTGAAACCTAAATTCGCAGGTACTAAAGTGAAATATCACCCAACACCTGCTAAACTCTTAGGAAATGGTTTGTACATCGAGAGAAACACTAAGTTCAAAGACCACAAAGACGAAGGACGTTTTAAGGTTGAGAAAGTAGAAATGGATGGATGGGCATACTTTGAACCTGAGATGTTATACGTTAAAAAAGACGGAGATAGAAACCGTATTAAAGACGTATATCTTGCAGATAAGCACGATGGGAAGTTCATATTACTACATGTGAGCAATGACGAATCGATGGAAAAACTCGCTGTGAAATTATCAGTTGCTGCCGCTGCAAAAGGGGCTAAAGTGACAGATAAAGACACTCTATTCAACTTAAATGTCAACAAGAGAGATGAAATGTTGCAGTTATTTGAATCATCAGAATTATATCAGTCATATGATGACATAGTAGTACCTGAAGATTACAAAACTGACTTAATCAAACTTGAAAAAGACATTAAAGAGAAAGAAGAAGAAAAAGTTATTCTTACCAATGCTGAAAGACGAGCACTTGAAGAAAGAGTTGTAGCAAATACACTAATTCAATCAGGTGATTGCTTCAGGAAGCATAAGGTTGAACCTAAGTTCCAACAGATATTAGATTTCGAAGGAGATCTATATTATGGATTCCAGGTTGATGATAGTAAACTTCATTATGCAGCTTATATTTTAGGACCTACATTCAAACAGTTGAATAGAGAACTAAGATTTAATAACGATAAAAAGAAGTTGTTATCGGTATCAAAATCAAACAAGAAGCACTTCAACATGCACAAGCATATTGATGACTTCTTTGGTAAGCAAACACTAATTAAAGAAAATCACAAAGTAGTTGGACTACATGTAGTTATGGACAATATAATCGTAAAGTGGAACACCGCAAGAATCATGAAAGAGCGAATGGGTAATCTATCGTTTTTTCGTAACTTTGAGCTAATTGATGAGGAAATGACAGCTCTTTTCAAAGAGGTAGAGTATTATGTAATTAGACATTACAGAGATGCTTCACCTTTTGAATTCGGAGTAACAGAACACCATGAACAATTCATTTCCTTTTTAGATAATCTACAACAATTCCAAGAGTTTATCGAAACAACCGATGACAAGAAGGCAATTGTAGAGAAAGCTAAAGAATTCTCTCTACCTGGAGGTACTACAGGTGCATTGGCGGTAGATACAGAGATGCTTGATAAGCTTGACATTGTTCTTTCTTATGCAAAACCTGTAAGAGATTTATTTAATCACATTGATATCTTGTGTTTAACTGGAGACTTTAAGTGCAAAAGACCTGAGATCAGTATGGAACTTGGTATGTTCATTAAAGACATCATTAAGATGAAAGGATTAAGTGTTGATTGATAATAAGTATTAATAGTAAATAATCAAAAAAGTCGAAGACTATGATCGTAGTAAACAAAATGGAGGACGTTATAAGCGTTTCTATCCAAAATGAGGACCATGTAGTTCCTTTCTCACAAGAGAAGTTTGATAAGTTGATGGAAATATCTGGGAAGTCTCAGACAATTGAATCAATGGAAGAGTTCAAAGAGTTAAAAGCCGAAGTTGAAGCCATCTGTAAAAGTGGTGAAAAAGAAAAGGTTGAAGCTTTCCATAAAGATATCTTTAAGAGTATCAAAGATGGTAAGTATTACTTGAGAATCAAAGGTGATATTATTTCATCTATACCATTACCTGAATCATTAGTTCGTCGTTTAGAGGAGTCTATTGACAAAGGTATTGATGTATCTCCATTGATGAAATGTTGGATGAGATTCTTAAGAAATCCAAAAGCTAAGAATTCAACATTCGCAAACAAGTTCTTCAATTATGTTGACATGTTGTACATGAACCCGAAGATCAAGAAAGAGAAGGTTGACGCTGGATTCTCAGACATAGTTGCTGAGAAAATGGCTAAAGTTTTCCAAGTAAAGATCACTAACGAGGGATTGATTAACTGTTACAAGGTTTCAACTGAAGTTGATTGGAAGTATGTTGCTGATGAAGATGGTAACCCAGTTAAAAAGAATCTTTACGCAAGAACATTCGATGCTGTAACAGGTGAAGTAACAGGTAGTGAAAAAGATAATGCTTCAGTAGAAGATAGAATCTTTATGCCTGCTATTCAAGGTACAAACGGAGATGCGTTCTACTGTGAAGGTGCTAAAACTAACGCAAAAGGTCATATCATTCGTGTAGGTCACACTCACAGATTAGAATCTTGGGATCAAGTAAACTGTGATGACAGTCAATCTTGTGTTCCTGGATTACATGTTGGTGGATTACACTATATCAACAACTACTCTGGAGAAATTCACAATGTATTTGTTGACCCAATGCACATTGGAGCAATTCCAAATGATTCATCTGGAGCAATGAGAGTTCTTCAATACTTCGTTCACTCTTCTATGGTAGCTGTTAACACAAGCATTTACCATTCTTCTAAGTACGCTGAGAAGACAGAAGAACAGTGGGAAGAAATGAAGAAAGCAATCTTAAAAGAGCACGGTGAGTTAGCTGACGCTGCGAAAGCTGATACTGACGAAATCAAAGCACTATAAGAGCTACGGGGGCATCAATTCAGGTGTCCCCTTTTATTTAAAGTTTATGCAAACAGTAACAATACCTTATTATATAAGGAAGGTAAAGTTGTCTGAAGCACGTCAAAAGAAGTATTACGAATTAGGGAAAAAGCATCCGAAAGCCAAGAAGTACTTGGATAAAACCAAGTATGAATATCAAGAAGTTAAAGGCTTCGGAAAGAGAAGATTTCTGGTTGATATTGAAACAGGAGACAGGGTTATAGCTAATCCAAAAGCAGCAGGCACACCCAATTATGTCATTATAAATGGACAGAAGATTTACAATGGGGAAGTAGGAGGACCAATTCGTAACAAGATGATGAAAGTTATAAAGAAGAGTTTAGCTCCTTTCATAGCCAAGTTAGATCCTGTTACAGATTTTCCCATAAGAATCAACATGGAAATACATGACGTAATTAAAGAAGATGGATATTCCTACTGGGATGTCGACAATCGAGCATGGCCTTACATTAAAGCTTTTCAAGATACGTTAACCGGAGATAGAGGTAACTATCCAAAAAAGATTGAGGATGATCACAATATGTACATCACTCAACCACCCGCACCTCTTTTCATCCCCGTTAGCGATCCAAAAGACCGTAAGTTGGTGTTCACAATAACGAAGGAACAAGACAAACGAATACTGGAACAAATAGACTTTAAAAAAGAATTAAAAGAATTAAAGAAATGAAGCACGAAGATTATTTAAAAGGAGTAAATATCACATGGAAACATGACGATAAATATTCAGAACTTATGCACTGTAGACTTGCTATTTTAGAAGAGGTGGGTGAGATCGTAGGTTGGTATAAGAAAATCCATGGCTATAAGGGAGAGAAATCCGAAGAGTGGAAGATTGGAATCAAAGGTGAGTTTGGAGATTTACTATATTACTTAGTAAAGATTGCAGATATCACTGATAATTCTGATCTACTTGACAGATACTTCTTTGATAAATTACCAGCTATCGACTTGAATGAGGTAACTCATGTCGCACAGATGAGTGGTACAGCTTTGAGAATCTTAGAAGACTCAGATATAAGTCACCAATACGGTACATTAATTCATAACCTGTTTAAATTGTTAGTACAGTTGATGATACACGAAGGATTTGAATTCGAAGACATCGCTGTATCAAATCTAAAGAAGCTTGAGAAAAGACACGGTTCAAGTTTCAACATAGATGCAACAATGGAATCAGGTAGAAATCGTGAAGAAGAAGATAAGGCGTTAGAGAATGGCTAAAGGTGGAGGAAACAGAAGGAAAGGAGGTAAGTATCAAGTTGCAGTAATCACTGACTCTGAAGATTTGATGGGAAAAATCATCGATTTGATAGCAGATGAATACGACGATGAACCTGAATTTGAAACTGATATGAATTTCGATGGTTCCTCACTATCAAGAACTATTAAAATCAACGAGAAATGATTGAAGAAAACCCTTATTATTCAGTAGCTGCTATATCTAACAGCTCACTGGCAAAGATTAATCCGGAACAAGGTGGTTCACCTGCAAAATTCAAGAAAGAAATCTTAGACAGAGATGTTGAAGATGCACCAAAACCATCATTTGAGAACGGAAAAATCATTCACAAGTATGTTGAAGATCCAAACAATTTCGTAGTTTCTGACCTTACAAAACCATCAGATATGATGGTTGCATGGGTTGAAAGAGCTTTTGCATCATTTCCTGAAACAATAACAGCAACGAACTTTTATGACCAAATATCGTTAATAAAAGAAGTTGCCTTGTATGTTAGGGAAGGAGCATATAGCAAAATGAAAGACGAAACAGTAACTGAAAAGTTCTGGAAAGAAGGATCTGATTACATCTCTTACTTATTCTTGGAGAAATCAGATAAAATCATTTTATCCCCATCTCAACAAGATAAAATATTTGGAGCAGTTGAATCAATTGAAAACTGTCCTGGAGCATATAATTTACTATTCAAAGAACCTGAATTCGGTAGTACTGAGATTCAGAAGAATGAAGAACCAATCATGTGGGAAAGAAAGGTTTATGTACCAGATATTGAAGAACCATTTAGTATGAACATGAAGTCGTTAATAGATAGGTTCACTTTAAAGTTTGTAGATAAGGTTGCGAAAGTAAAACTTATCGATTTCAAAACTACAAGTAGACCAATCTTAACGTTTCCAACGTACTTTGAGTCATACAGGTATTACCGACAATTAGCATTCTACAGAGAAGCTATTGTAAATTACATCTATCAAAACTTTCCTGATTTTAAGGGTAGTATTGATTTTGATTATTATATGGTAGTAGTAGAAACCACAGGACAATATGAATGTAAGGTTTTCAAACCTGCAGATGATTGGATTAGAGAAGGTAATGCTGAGATGGAAAGTTTATTGATCGAAATTGGGTATCACCAAGCAACAGGTCAATGGGATAGAACCAGAGAAGAAGTAGAAAGAGGGTACATTGAGTTATCCGCAAAATTAATTTAACATGAAGGGAGTTCCGGTTCCCTTCAGTTATGTCCACATGGCAGCCTCCATTGAGTTGAGTCTCGAGTATACCCACGGAAAGTCCGGAAGCAAGCGGGAGGAAAGATTCAAGATACTCGGAGATAGCTAAGTGTGAGTTGTATAAGAAAGACGATTACGGCAATTATCGTTTAGTATTGAACCTTGCCGCTGCCACCGGGACATACCTAAAAACAAATCATTATGATAAGCGCAAAAATCATTGCAGATTCTAAGAACTCAAAAGGACAGAGAATAACATCTTTCCTACTGGTGTTCCCAAGAATCGTATTAGCTGAGTTTAATACTCACAGAGCTATAAGTAGAAACAGTGCGTCATCAAGAGCTATACCTTTTGACAAGATGTTAGAGAAAGTAATGACTTCCCCATTTATGCCAATTGCATGGCAAAAAGACCACAAAGGTATGCAGGGTAACGATTACATTGAAGACATTGATGAATTGAAAGGTATACAAATAGAATGGTTAAAAGCGAGAGATGCTGCGGTAGCTCAAGCCAAAATCTTAAACAAAGACTGTAACGTTACGAAGCAGGTTGTTAACAGACTACTTGAACCATTTATGTATCATACTGTAATTGCTACAGCTACTGACTGGGAAAACTTCTTTGCTCTAAGAGCTCATGAAGCTGCTGAAATTCATATCCAAAGTCTCGCTTTCAAGATGTTGAGTGAATACAACGCATCAGAACCGAGGCTACTAAAGGATTGGGAGTGGCATATTCCATTTGGAGAAAACATGAAGGATATGAAGATTCACAACTTATTAAGAGAAGGTGAATTTAAAGAGTATGTTGAATTGGACAAAGGAATACCTCAATCAGAGTACGCTCAAGCATTTCAAAAAGTAAAGATGAAAATCGCTACTGCAAGATGTGCAAGAGTGTCTTACGAGAACTACGAAGGCGGTGATGACTATGAGAAGGACGTTATATTACATGACAGATTATCTAAAATGGGACATTGGTCGCCATTCGAACACTGTGCTCAAGCAGACCCACATGGTGGACGTAGTGGTAATTTTGAAGGATTTGTTCAATACCGTAAAAAGTTTGCTGGAGAAAACAAATCAGACGAAAGAGTTATCCAACAAGTAACTGAAGCATAATGGGTGAGACTACGGAAAGTTTGAAAGAAAAAGCTGTAAAGAAGGATGCAATAAATCCTCCTCATTACAAACAATATCCAGTTGAAGCAATTGAAATGATGTTAGCTATATGGCCTAAAGAAGCTGTAAGAGATCACTGTTATATGACAGCGTTCAAATACAGAATGAGATTAGGACATAAAGATGCCATTCAGCAAGAAATGGATAAAGAAAAATGGTACTTAAATAAAGCGGCAGAAATCCAAGAGGAAATCGACGCGGAGTCAAGAGTACGAAGTTAATAGTTACAAGTATCGGTTAGTAGGGAGTTGACCCGAAGAAGAAGAAGTGAGGTGGTCTTTATAGATCGAAGTGGATTCTATTTTACACCTATGTAGGTCTTGACTGCAAGAAACAAGAGAAACAAATGTAGTTAGCAAGGCAAAACAGGATGTTTGTATGTACATTACACATCGCGCGTAAATACGCCTTCAGCAGATCCCGAATCAAGGGGGAATTACGATTACGACTTGAGGGGGAATGAAATGAATCAACCAGGCATCCCCAGCAGAAAAAATCAGGTTACGCGGAACATCATAAGATTGAAAGAGTCCGTAGGGTTAGGGTGACGAGAAATAACTATTAAAAAATGTATAACCCCGCTGTTTTGCACAATTTTCAGCGGGGTTTTATGGGAGAATAGCTCAAGTGGATAGAGATCATTCGCCGGAGGATAGCAAGTGTTATACCGGTTACATCTTGTGAAGATAAGGATACCCTTGACCGGGTGGACGTAGGTTCGATTCCTACTTCTCCCACGGAAAAGAGCTCGCTACACGATTGAAAACACGCAAGTGTGATTAGGCACGATAGCAGCTCATAGAATTGAAGAGTGCAAGTTAGAAACCGATTGATAACGGGTTAACGATCGGTTATGGGGGTAAAGACCAGGGTTGGTCTTCCCCCTTTTTATTCACTAATACAAATACAAATGATAAACGGATTTGAAGAACAGACACACGAATTGACTGACGATGAAAAAAATAAAATCATCCCAATTTTAGAGAGAGGTTTTAAAAGACTCGTTGGTAAAGATGATGCAATGACATCAAAAGACATCTGTGATATGATTGAGAATATCCACGGTATAAAAGTAACAGGACCTCGTTTAAGAAAGATGGTAAACTATATCAGAATTCACGATAGAGTTCCATTACTTATGGCAACAAGTAAAGGATACTATGTAGCTACAGATCAACAAGAGGTGATCGATTACATAAAGTCTCTAAGAGATAGAGCAAATGCTATAACTGCAGTTGCAGACGCATTAGCTGTACAATTCAATAAACAATTTACATAATGGCACAGGTTAGTATGGATTCGTCTGAGTACGAATTGATGAAAGAAAACAGAAAAACTAATTAGATTATTAGAAAGCCGAGAGTTTCAAACAGAATTTAATGTAGGACGTAAATGGTTTGACGATACGATTGAATTAGTTTAAAAAGAATGTAAGGCTCATTTAATTTATTGTGCAGAGAAGCTTGTTCAGTCTGAAAATTACCGCTAACGGATAAGAATAAACGACTTTAAAAATTACAGAATTATGGCAGGAATTGATAAAATATACGGAACGCAAGGGCAATACCTTGAATTAGAAAAATGGCTATTAGAAAACCAAAAACCAATTAAAAGTTTGGTTGGTTGGTGTAGTGAAGAAGGCGAACAATACGAAGATGTATTACCGACTGATTGTTTATATGGTAAACAGGGTTACGATAAAGAACACCGACCAATATCAAACTTTGGAAGTGCGATAGATGAATGGTTAAAAGAAAATTGCCCGTTAGATTTTGTGCAGAAACGACTTAAAGAGCAATACGGTCAGTAATTTTTATTGCGTTTATTTATTGTTGTATGTCTTTTTTAATTGCATACAACGATTAGTATATGAAATGTGGAGCAAAGCGGAATTTTTTATATACCGTGTTATGCTCTTTTAAATTAGATAATTATGAATTGGAGAGAAATAAAAGAAGTAGGAACACCAACAGATG